CATCAATCACATCTTCAGTAACTCTTGCATTAGCTTGTAATGAAATATTTCTAATTACGGCATCAGTCATTGTGCCAGTCAATATTTCAACATAATAATTCAAATACTTTTCATTGCCCATTTCAAACTCCTATTATAAAAAATTATATAGTTACTACTTAGAACTGGCCTCCATCTAAGGCTGTTGTCCATACAGGTACACCAGCATTAGTAACTGTCAGTATTTGATTTGACCAAGTTTGGTCGGCACCACCAGCAGCAGCTGTTACACCTAGATTTCCTGTTCCGTTACCGTATGTAATACCGTTTTGTGTAATTGTTGAGAGACCTGTACCACCTTGGCCTACAGTTAGACCAGCGATTGCGGCACCAGTTGCAGCTGTGAATCTTCCATATGCATCAACAGTAATACTTGTGATTGTATTATTAGATGCAAGAGCACCAGTTAATGTATAAGTTGTATTAGCAAGTGATTCAAAACCAGAAGCACCAGCAATTAACAAACCACCCGTTGTGTAAGTTGTAGAACCTGTACCGCCACGAGTATAAGGTAATGTACCAGAAGTAATCTGTGATGTATCGATACTGATTGAAGTATTTGTAACAGCAACTACACGACCATATACATCAGTTTCAAATGCAGCAACAGCAGAAGCAGAACCAAATGTTTGATTGACAGCAACACTAGAGTTAGCAATCTGTGTAAGACCATTTACACCAGAACCAATAACAATTTGGCCAGTATTGAATGATGTTTTACCTGTACCACCATTTGGTACTGTGAGAGCATTGGTGAGTGTTAATGTATTTGCGGTGATTGTATCAACTTGTAAGTCATCAATTACAATGTCACCAGTAACTACTAAATTACCACCAACTGTTACATTACCTGTTGTGGTGATTGAATTGGCTGCAACTGTTGTGGCAATTACATTGCCTTTGAAATATGATGCATAAACATTTGCTTCTCGGTACGAAGGATCACTTAGATTAATGTTGTTGTTGGCATCTAAAATGCCTGTATAATCTTTGAAGAAATGATATTCTTTTGTTCCTACATCACGAATTAAACCGGTTTGAGCATTAGAACCATCATTGTAGTGAGCGGTAAAACCAATATCAAATGTATCAGAGAAATAATTACCAACACCTAAAAGAAGTAATGGGTCGCCAAGTTCAAACTGGTCAATGTTTAATGTTGTTGTATTACCAAATACAAATAAGTTACCTGTAACGGTCAAATCATTATTTGCACCAATAACTAAGTTTGTATTAATTGTTTGTTCACCACCAGTAAAGGCATTGGCACGAACAACTGTGTCATCAACATTAAATGTGACTGTATTACCAGAATCAGATGTGGTGATACCTTGAGCACCAACAAAGTTTAATGTATCATTGAGAAGGTTAACAGAACCAGTACCAGAATCAGCAGATGTAGAGAGAGTTGTTGAAATTGTAGAGGTTGTAACATTCATTACACGGCCGTTGGCGGCCACTTGAATGACTGGAATTTCTGTTTGAGAACCGTAAGTACCAGCACCAAGAGAAGGTACTGCATTGAGAGAAGCACTTAAAGTAACGGCAGCCGAACCATCAAAACTTTGTGCTGTGGCAGTAATATCACCGCCAGAGATAGAGAAGTTTCTTGCATTGGTAATTACATCAGCTTTACCAGCAATACCATCTAGTCGACCAGAGAATTGGCCATTGGCATCACGCTTGACTAATGTGCTAGCAGTATTTGAACTGGTAGCTGCATCTACTTGAGCGGTGTAGTATTGACCACCAACATTAACAACACCATTACCACCTGGTGTTCCAATAAAAATTGTATTGGATAGATAAGAATACGCTAACTCACCAGCTTGTAGACTGACGGGAACGCCAGTTGTGGTTGAGCGTTTAATTAAAATATTAGTATTGGCCATTTATTTCTCTCTTATTATTATTATGGTACCATCAGTTCTATTTATTAAAATCCACCACCGTCTACCGTATTAATGGTAACGTTGGCAATGAAATTCGGACCGCCTATTTGAACAATCTGACTGTTCGCTGTTCCAATAAAAAGTGTATTGGAAACAAATGAATACGCTAATTCACCATCCGCTAAATTGGCTGGTGCTGTATTGGCATATGAACGAAGAATCTGTATGACTGTATTGGCCATCAGAAGAATCCTGCATCTAGGTCCACAGCATCTTGAACAGATTTAACAATGAAACTATCCGTATTTGCTTGATAAACAATCACATCATCGTTTTGAACATCGACCAAAGAAAGGTCTGTAGAACCTTTGAGTGACCGTATACCATAGTTTAACTGGCGAACAGTTTGGTTTTGTTGTTTGTTTACTTGAACATTGACTGTTCCGATTACTTGTCCTGGCATGAAAGTTCCTTAAAACTTAGTGACTTGAGGAATAACATTCACGATTCCTTCTAACACCCTAGTCACGGTATTAGCGGTATCTTTAATTGCCACATCATACACATATCGTCCAGCAGCAATATTGGCTGTGACTGGTGCTGTTAAAGACAATAGAATAACTCCTGTATTAGGAGAATTGATGGTGGTGGTAAATTCAGCGGTTGTGTTGGCTGAATAATATGACTTACGAATCTGACTTTTGGCGATAACATCAGTCAAATTATATGGAACACCATCAATATCATCTAATGTAATATTGGTGGTAAATGTCGTACCTTGTTCTAGAAATAGTTCTTGATATGCTGCTGCCATCTTATATCCTGTGTATAATCTTTCTTAGGTATTTAGTTAGTCTAACTTCATGAAGTAAAATCGCTTTTTTTAAACTTTGGTTTGGCGACAAAAAATTTTGAGGCCGGAATGCCAAATTTTGAATTTTAGGATTTCTTCAAACTATCTATTTCAGACTTCAATTCCTTGATTGCTTCAATCAACAAAGGAACTAACCTCTCATACCGAACTGTCATATACTGAGGATCAATTGGTGCAGGTGCCACAACCTCTGGTAGAACTGCATTAACCTCTTGTGCTGACACACCAACCTCACGAACTACTTCATAGCCTAGTGCCTGTGCCGTTTCGTTGGCTTCATGATAGAAACCATTTAATGACATTACTTTATCTAAAGCACTTTCAATGTTGCCTAATTTGGTTTTAAGTCTATCATCTGAGTAGTAAGCAGTAATGTTATTGGTAGCACGAATTTCACCAGTCGTACCAGATGCGGCTGTACCTACACCAAACGAACCGAACTGAACGGATGCACCAGTATTAATATTTTGTGGTAAAGATAGTGTTGGTGTGGTTGTACCAGTTACAGTAATCTGATTGGTTGTTCCTGTGATAGAAGAAACTTTAGTGTTTGATGAATTGTAAATCGATTGTGCATATGAATTAACTGCGTTAGCAGTATTATAAGCACCAGCAGCCAGACCATTGGCACCGTTGGCAGTATTGAAAGCACCAGCAGCCAGTCCGTTGGCACCGTTAGCGGCATTATAAGCACCGGCTGCCAAACCATTGGCACCGTTAGCAGTATTATAGGCACCACCAGCAAACTGATTGACTAATGTAATATTAGTATTTTGTGTATTATTGATACCAGCATTTAATGCCACATTGGCATCAACATATGACTTCATTGAGGTGTTGGCCGTATCCACATAAGACTTCATCGAAGTATTGGCTGTATCAACATAAGACTTCATTGAGGTGTTTGCAGTAGTGATTGCAGAACTCAATGCGTTGGCAGCTGCCGCTGAAGCCGCTGTGTTTGAACTTGTAGAAACTAATGAAGATGTTACTTCATTGGTTGTTAGAATTCTGTAATAGGTAGAATCAGCATTGTTTAGTAACTGCCATTGGTCTACTGTTTCATTCCATAAAATAGAAGCATTGGCACCACTAGAACCACGATAGACATTGAATGTGCTATTAATACCAACAGTATTATTAGAATTTAAAGTGAAGTTGTTAGAACTATTAACAGTAGAACCATTGATAACAAAGTTACCACCAACAGATAAACTACCACCAACAATCATATCACCTGAGTTGGTCAGACCTAAAACAGAGTTACTAAAGTATACTTGTGTGCCTACTTGTAGGTTATTTTGAATATAGGCAGACGAACCAATACCTTGTACCTGTAATTGACCAGCAATAATTGCATTGTTTGCAACCTGTAGACCTAAAGTTGGATCATTAAGATATAATGTTCCTGTTGGTTTAATATAGTTGTTGGCCGCCAAGTCATTGTTCTCTCTTGCGAGATTGTTTGTTGTAACGACCCAATCGCCAAATGTATTGGCAAAGGTGAGATAATTAACTGTGTTGGCCATTTGAACCTTTATCTATTAGTTGCATCATCAGTTTTTTAATGTCTTGCATATCACTTCTGATGCTATCAATTTCTGATTTTATATTATTTATTTCTTGTTTTTGAGCCAATAAAACATTACGTTGTTTCATGTAGGCATCCAGTCCACCTTTATCTTGATTGATAAGAGCCATGGATGCCGTATCACGAACAAAAGTGGTTTCTGGTATTTGAACTAGACTCATAGCGTTACGTTTACGTTAGGTGGTAAAGCGATTGCTCTCATGTCAATCAGAACAGGTACTGCTGTGTTATCTGTTGTTGTAAGAACAATCTTGATTGCAAACTGGCTAAATGTGGTATATGTTTGTCCGTTTATGGAAGTATATTCAACATAACCTTGACCAACATTACTTGAACCAGGAGCAAAACTATATTCATAATATTGGTCTCTTGTCTGAGAGTATAATGATTCAGAATTATTAATCATCGTCATTAACTGCCATGAAGAATCATCTAATACTTGTGTGTCATTACGATTCAATATCTTGTAGTATACTTTAATATCAGTATCAACTGGACGATATGCTGTTGTATAAACAATCAAATCACCAGAATCAAAGCCAGCATCCAATACAACTTTCTTGGTGAGATACTTAGAAAGACCTGGACCACCAGCAGGAGATGTTTCACCTGTAATTGTTACAGAAGCACCAGTACCTGGTGATGTGTTTGCGTCAGTCACCGTTACTGTAGGTGTTTCAATGTAACCAGAACCTGGATTAATCAAGTATACAGATTGAATTACACCACTAGAAATATTGGCAGCTGCCGTAGCCTGAATACCACCTTCACCTGTTGGTGCTGATATTGTAACAGATGTGCAAGCCACATTGTATCCTGTTCCACCATTCACAACAGTAATCAATGAATTGGATAGTTCACAGTTGTTTACATTCCATGTAATAGCATAGGCAGTTAGGCCAGCATCAGAAATCATTGGTGATACAGCATCATCAGAAGAAGATAACTGAGCCAATACTGAGAATGATGCCGTTGAGTTGGCCACCAATACTCGTTGGCCATTACCATCATTCAGATAGATGTTATCAGAAGCCGATGTAGCAAACTTACCAGGATTAATTGGTGTCGTTGTTGTGAGTGTACCATTGGTCAACGAAGCATTGTATGAGTAATTAATACTTGTTGTTGTAGGTACCAAATCAGTTGTTGTTACGTTAAAGGCATCAACAAGCACATTAGTATTTGCCACGGTGTTTGTAATGTCTGGTATTGCATTGGCGTTTAAGAAGTATTCAACTGATTCATCAACCAATGTTCTTTGTGGTAATTTTTTAGGTACAACAAATTGAATTGATGGTGATGCAGCCGTGTTGAATACACAACGGTCAATTACAAACATTAACGATTGATTTTGGTCAGCAGTCCATGTCTGTGAGTTCTGAGAAATAAACAGAGCACCAACAGAAGGTGCACCACCAACTTTAGTAACAGTTGATGGAGTTGGATCAGTTGGTAGATTCTTTGTAGAAGATGCTACGGCAGTATCACCATTAAATGCTGTCCATAAAACATACTCATTGCTATTTGATTTAACAATGAAAGCATACAATAAACCAGGTTGAATGTATACTGGTGCATTGAAAGTAAACTCTGTGTATGTTGTTGGATCCAAATATTGTGGATTCTCAGATACTACTACTTGGTCTGGTGTCAATGTAACAACAGAGTTGTCGATGACATCACCGTTTGGATAACCATTCAATGTACCAACCATATACAGGCTGACTGGTGAACTGTCGTTAGCTGGTTTGCCTCTAAAAAATACTTTGACAGAATTCAAGAACATACCATTTGGATAATTGTCTTTAGAAATGATGATTGTCTGTGCAACAGGATCCCATACATTGAATACTGTTGAGATAGTTGTTGTCGAAGCAGTTCTAGTTGATGTAAATGTTCCTTTTGCACCTGATGGTGAAGCACCAAAATCCATACGCTGAGATGTTGCTTGTAATCCTTGTGCGTAGTATGTTGCTTCTGCAAATGTGGTAGCACTATCAATATTGCCATTGATGCCGTTATTGATATTCAGAACACGCTCACCTGTATGGAATGTATTCTCTGGAATAATGAATACACCATACAGAGCACCAGACTCATCAGTTCTTAATGTGCCAATAGAATAGATGTCACCATTGGCTGCCGTTACGGTGCTTGATAACAATGCAGTTTGATTGGCACCATAGTATGCTGAGATGGTTGCTGATTGACCTGCACCTGTACCAGCATTGATATAGATTGTATTACTTGTATAGTAATTGTTTGTTGTGCTAGCCAAGGCAGACAATTTAATCTTATTGGTAGCTTCGTAGTTAACAATACGACCACCTAGATGTGAAGTAGATGCAATCGTACCTTGTGCTGTAGAGTTCTGATATACACCAGCAGTGTTATAGAAACCGTTTTGTAATACAGATGAGTTACTATACTGTGTTGAAGTGGCATCACCTGCAATATACAGACGAACATTACTTGTTCCTGGATAACGATAGACACCTAATACACGGCCTGTTGGTGTGAATACACCAGAACTAAAGTAACCAATGATATCATTCTCATTGAATGTACCAGAAACACCAGTTAATTCAATACGATTACCTTTACGAATGTAATTTGTAACATCAATGTTATCAAACTGGCCTGTGACCAATGTATTGATTAATAAACCTTTGGTACGAACAACAACTTCTTGTGAACGAATATATGGTAAAATACTGATGTCAGTAATGTAACCATTGTCAAGTGCATATGTGTTACCAATACGGTCATATGGACCTACGATATCACTAGCTGCAAAGTTGGTTGTTTGAACAGTCGTTGTGAGATTCCAGTTTCTACCCCATTGTGTAGAACTGAATGATGTACCAGAGATAGCTTGCCAGTCACCAGCAGAAAGAACATTAATCTGTCCTTGATTTGCACGGAATACTTGTAAGTTTGGATCAGTAATCAACAGAGCAGGTGCATAGTTTGTATCAACCCAATTGTCTACGTTTGGTGATAGACTTACAACACCTTCTTTTGTATTGAAAGCAAATGGATTTACATTGACTGTGCGTGATGCGATACGTTGTGTAATTGCATTGGCTGTTGTGTATGGTAATGTAAAGTAGTTGATGTAACTATCGGTACTGATGTTGTAACCTAATGCTGTTGATGTATCAGCAGAAGGCATATTCATATTGTATGCCAACGCTAATGACTTCAATGGAAAGTTACGAACATTCTGTGTTGCCGTCATCTTGCGCTCACGGCGATTGATAGTAGCAAAGTAATCTAGATTCTGTGTATCAGCTGTTGCGTAACTAGAGAAGTCATCAACAACAATACCATTCTTAAATCGATTGAGACCAAATGAATCGGTAATTTGTAACGAACTGGCTTTCTGTTCTAACAGGTTCAATGATGCATAGTATTCAATCTGATTAATACGATTCTCTAAACCAGCAATGTCTTGCATTGTGTAACGCTTGTGTTTGACCTTTTGAATTGATAGGTCAGCAAGTGTTCCAGGAGGTGCTTCTGTTGGAATATAACCTGTGTATGGGTTGTGAATTAACTGTGCAATGACCAATGAACCATCTGGTTCTGTTGGGTAAATTGGATTGAGAGATGGAGCACCTTCAACAATTTGGAAGCTTCTATCTTTACTCAATACTAATTTGTCTTTACGACCAAGGTAATAAGAATAATCACCTAAGAATGTGGTTAAATCAACAGGTAAAAATACACCACGATTGGTGCCTGAGTTAGAATAACGGAACTCAAACACAGTTGTTGCATTGACACGAGTTGGTCGGAAATCTATACAATCTCTTAGATAATAAAGTGTTCCGTATGTGCTGGTGTATTGTGGTATCTCTTGATATTGTTCGTTTGCATACGATAATATACTAAAATATCCATCACCACCAGAAGCCTGATAGTAATCAACTAATACAAGAAGATTACCAATGGGTTGAGAGGCACCAGGTTTTAATGTGATGCTAGCATGGTCATAGTATGAATCTCGTTGGCCATTATCAAAGTTATAATTGTTTGTAACATCATACAAAGGATTGCTTATCATTGCTACCGTTGGAACGGTATTTGCATTCTTTGTGTCAATAATTTTAACGATTTGTTTTACATCAGAGAGATATAAACTTTGAATATTTCCTGGTGCAACAAGGCCAGCATTTTGAATATAAACTTGGCCTGTAGATGTCAAACTTGTATCATCAACAAATGTATAGGTAGCAATTTGTGTATTACTACTATTGATTACACTTGTGTTAGCTTGAATGAGATACTTGTTCTTTAAAATACGACCTGTATCTTGAGCATTCTCAACAAATACTTTTGCATAAACTGTGGCAGTAAATGTGCCACCAACATCAGAAGCCGATAGTGTAGCAGTAGAACCACTAGCATTCAATGTAACCGTTCTACCACCAGTAGTCCAAATAACATTGTCACCCACATTAAGTGTAGAACTGCCGGCATTTGTAACAACAATAGTAAAGTTTTGTTTTACAAGGTCAGCAGAAAGTGTGGTGCTTGGTGTACCAAAATGGCGAATCACACCATTGTAATCACCTGTGTATGGCAATGTTGCAACGAAAGCACCACCAGAAGGTGTAAATGATACACTACGCCATACTTGTTGTGTTGTATATGATGTATCGGTGATTGTTTCAACATAAGGATTACCAATGGTGAACACAAGTTCAGGTACATTTGGATTTTGTAAAACAGTATCACCAGTTTCTAGACCACCTACTTTACCTTGCTCTGCATCAATGTCAGCACGAGCATACATTGAAGCTGGATATGAACTCTTGTTTGCATAGATGATTGATTCAATATCTTTGGTGTCAAAGTTTAATGTGAATACTGAAGCTGTTGTTGGTGTGGCTGTCCAGTTTTGATTAACTGTTGCAACCTTTGTTGTGCCATTGTATGCTGTGATTGTTCTAAAATCACCTGCACCAGGTCCTGAATTAATTGTAATGTTTACACCAAGATATGCATCAGTTAAATTTGAGAAGTAACTTGGTAATGTAATTGTTGATGAAGAACCACCATTGGCGGTTGCAACTTGTGTTTGATTTTGAATGTTGGCAACGTAAGCCTTATACACATAACTGTTTGCATTGCTTGCTGTAGAGCTATCATATATCAAGGCACGAACATTGGCCGTGGCCACAACGGTTGCATTGTATGTGTTTGAATTGGCAAAGGATACGGCACCAGAATCAACACAATGTAAATCTACTTGTGAATAAGATGTGGTGTCAAAGTAAGATGAGTTGGCACCATTAACATTATCAACATAGAAATAACTACCAAAGTTGATAAAGACTGGATTATTATTTTGTGTTTCAGTTGTTCTAGCACGAGCAGAGTTTAAATCAATACTTGTGAAGTTCTCTAAACGATAACCATGAACATATGCCAGGCCTTTACCCACATTCATAATGTAGGCATCTGGATCGGATGTGTTGGCTCTTGGTGTTAGTTTGAAATCAGATACAACATAGTCACCATTGGTTTCATAGTCACGCTTGGCAAAGTAATCATCAATGACACCATAGACAGAACCATCAACCAACTTGACTGTGTTACCATCTTCTACACGAACTAACTCAATGAAGCCATCATCATCACCAAATGTAATTGGTCGGCTTTCTAGTGTGAGAGTAACCTTATATCGGTCTGCACCTGGTGCCTGATAGTTAGATGCACCAACAGCAGGATCCAATAATGATGTATCGTTTACATAGTCTGTAATAGTTTCATCAATGTTTAGACCAATACGTTTTGTTGGTGTATTATCATACTTATCAACAACAACAGTCTGAGGATTTACTTGAACAAAAAGACCATCAGAAATGGTGATACCATCTGAACGAGTATAGTTGCTTGACACATAGAATACACCTTGTGCAATCGAAGCAACCGATGAAAGACCTGTGGCATCTAGTGCCTGTGCTTGAGCAGTTAAATTAGATGTTACATCATAGACAACATCATCATCTTGAAACTGGTCACCAGATTTATAAGATACGATTAGTGTTGGTGGGTCACCAGCACCTGTAGTACCTGTGGCAGCCACAATAGCAATCACTTGTGCAAGAACAGTACCTGTGGCATTACGAACTAATTTGTTTGCAAATGCATTGATATCAATTGCTGCATCATTATAAGTTGGTTGTAATTTAATATAAGAACAATTAAAATTGGTTGTTACTTGGCCGCCTGTAACTGGTGAGTTTTGTTTGAAGATGTTATCAGCAAACTTAGTGATTTGATCCTGAAGAATACTTTGAGATTGAGTTAACTCTCGTGCTTGAACCGCAAATCCTGGCTTAAAAAGAATTCGATGAAAGTTCTTAGCAGGATCAAAGTCGTCATAATATGGATCAACGTTAAAATTAAGCGGCATTTTTTAGTATCCTAATACAAATTTAAATTGTTCAATACCATCAGCACTTCTCTGAACACTCTCTCTATTCTCAATGTATGTCAAGTAGCCTGAGAATAATACAAAGTCTGGTGTGCTAACAGTTAATACGGTTCTTGCAGTTAAAGATGAACTACCAAAAATAGGAGCATTTACTGTATAATCTCCTACTGTATTTATGAGCCTAATTAGATTGGATGCTGGATCAAAATTCAATACAGTTGCAGTGAATGTGGCTGTGGCCAAAGAAGCACCTTGATAAACTGTTTCATCTTCTGCAAACACACCAAAACCTGGAGCCACCACAACATCTGTGGTTGTTCTGTAGATGGCTCCGTTTGCTGGTGCTGGATAGGTACTTAGCGCTGTAGGATTCACCAACAATCCAACCTGTCTGTAGTCAATGTCAGTTGGTAAATTACCAGATTCATCTGAATTGAACTCTACCGTTACCATTGTATGGCTGGTACCAAGTTCATCAATTGGGTCATAGGCATGGCCGCCAATAGGAGAGATTGGAGCGATGAAGGTTGCGTTTGAACCTAGTGATGAAGTCACCGCTACGTTTGCAAAGGTATAATCTGAACCTGTGTTTGTTACGACAATATCGGTAATCTCACCAGCGGTTACACTTGCCGTTCCTGTGGCACCAGAACCATCACCTGTAATAACTACCGTAATGGCTGCATTGGCTGGATCATAACCATTTCCACCATTGACCACATTGATTGCTTCAATGTCACCATAACCTGCTGTTGAACCAATAGGATTTAAAATAACAGAACCAACAGGCACAGGAATCCAAGCGGAGTCCATAAATTTTGTTTTAGAACCAACATCAATGGTATACATATACTTCCATTTGTAACCATCGGAACCTTTGTAGATGTTATTTGTACCATAACTTCCTGGTTGAAAGAAAGGTTCATCAGTTGCATCAGCATCGTTGTTATTCCAAAGGCATTTGAATACCTGGTCGTATTTGTTACGAACATAGAATCGTCTAACCAAATTACCTGCTGAATTAAGTTCAAACATATCTACATCATCTTGATAATAATCATACACATCACCAGAAATCCAATCAATACGCTGAATAACTGGACTAATATTAGATGAATTAACTAGTTTAGCCACAAACATATACTTGTATACTGATTTGATGGCTTTTTGGTCTTGTGTAGGTTGTGTTGGATTTGTTTCATTTGGCCATGGAACAACACGAGATAAGAAGCAATAGAGTGTGCTGATTGGTGTGGTTGTACCAAAAACAGAGGCAACAGGCGCAAAATAGTCCTGTTCTACCTGAGTTACTTTTGCATTATATGTTAATAGATTTTTATTGGCCATGATTTATTTATTAAGCGTTTTGAACAGATACAAATGTATTTGCTAAGTCACCATTAATACTAAAGTACCTTAGGTATGCAGAACTGGTTGCTGACATAGTAAATGTTGTGGCGTTAATGGTTGAATTTAATGCCGAACAACCATGAGTAATTATTCTTGGATTACCACTAGTATTAGTTAACCAAACTTCAACCACTTTACCATATTGATAGTTTGTAAATGAAATTGTGCAATCAGCTATAAGTTCTGCTTTAATCAATGATGTTGTTGCAAAATCAATTGTAAAGGCTGTTTGATTGCCTATCAACATTGTTGGTGAATAAATGAATCCTTTTTCTGGTGTTATGGTACCAGTAAAATAAACAGAATCAGCATTAAATGAAGCAATTTCATTAACAACATTTGAACCATTTGGTGTATTCCAAAATCTTATTCTGGAACCACGAGCGGTGTCTGTATGATTTTCACTAGCAACAAAATCGATTCTTGCATCACCAAATGGTGCATATCCTGTATCACCATAAGAGTTACCAGCAATACGCAACAGAATATCATTGTTCTGTGTTGCTGTTGGTGCATCTACTGTACCTCTGGCAGCTCTACCAGCAATGATAGAGTATGCTGAATTTGATGTACCAAAAGAGTCAATCAGCACTCTAGCAGGTACATTTGGTTTATTGGTCAATTGCATTAACGTGCCGGCTTGTGTTGGAGTTTGTGAACTTCCTGCGGCCGTAATTCTAAAGGCAGCTTCTGATGTAGCAAAATTTGTATTGGCCACAGTAACCGTACCATTCATTGTTAAATCACCAGCAAAATACACATCTTCGTTGTTATAGTTTTCACTAGCTGTTTCAATAACATATGTGTTTGCTAATTCTGCATCAATTGTAAAAAACTTTGAATGTTTTGTATTATATGGTTCAACTTTGATTGTTGTACCTTTTGTTGTAGAGTTATTTGCAGAAATGCCGTGAGTAATTGTTTGAGTCGTTGCTGAATCATTATATACAAACAAATCAATGAACTTACCAAGAACAATATTACTATGTGATACAATTAAATCACTGGTAATATTTGTTTTAACAATATTGGCTTGTTGATAGTTAAGTGTGATGGCGGTTTGTGGTGAAGCGTATGTGGTGGGTATTGACATTACATTGGCCACATAACTTGCACCATTGGCAAACACAAGACCATCAACAACTAATGAACCAGGAATGTAAATACTATTGTTTACGGTGATTGAGAATGTATTTGCAAGTGCATTATTAGCTTTAATGAAAGCACCATTAGCCAGGCCATTGGCGCCGTTGGCAGTATTAAAAGCACCAGCAGCCAGACCATTGGCACCGTTAGCAGTATTATAAGCACCAGCAGCCAAACCATTGGCACCGTTTGCTGTGGCATATG